GACTTGGTCAGGAGACAAGTTAAAGTTCTCCATCATGGTGTCAGTAAAGTCACCCGCCCATGTGTTCGCCGTATAGTTTTGAATGTCAGCACCCATTTGGGTATTGGTCATGAGTTCGGTACTAGCGTAAGAAATTGCCGCAGACTTGGCCATGTCGCCAAGGTCTCCACCTCTGTGACCCGTAATCACTGCGGCGGTGACGTAGGGAGGGATGCCAACCATCGCTCCGCCAATTTGCAACAATGTCGGCAGTGGGTCTTCAATAATGGCGTTTATTGATTCTCCAACAAACTCAAGAACATCAAAAATGGCTGCGCTAACAGAACCAAGTACATCCGACACGGCGTCTGCTACACCGCTAAAAACGTCGCCAACAGCCTCAATAGCAGCGCTCATAGTTAGTTCCTTCTTTCACCAGTAGTGACTATAAAAACACCTCGCTCGCTGTTGAAGTGAGTTTTTACAGAAGGATCTTTAAATTTCCTGACAGCCAATTTCAAGATCTTAACGATCTCTGGGGTGTGAGTCACGGCGACCAAAAAATCAAAGCCGATCTTTCTGGCCGACTCCAAAAATTGGTGCATGTTTTCAATGTATTGCTGGACAGTATCGCCGTTGTAAGACTGAACAAACCCAATTCGGCCTTCAGCCGCAGCAATCGTAAACAAGCTATTCCCCGCACGAATTCGAATAAGGTTTTTTCCGCTGTACGTTTTTATCATGAACGAGTACAGCATCCGTTCCGGTGTCACGCCAATTTTTTTTGCGGTTTTTTCCAAAGCCTTTTGGCCAGCCTTGTCCTCATGAGCAGCCACGACAAAAATGTCCGTAGGCTCAAGCATGTGTTCAGCAGAGCTGACTGGGTGAATTGCTTTAAGTGTCATGTCAGTCAATTCACGTTGATTGCGTTGCTGGGTTAACTGCCGCCGCTAAGGACTCAGCCCAGTCGTGCCAATCATCAAACTGATCCGTCCTCGGAATAGCTTCGTTTGAAAAAACATCAATTGCGGACAAACCGTTGCCCCAAATCTTCCAGTCCGTCTGGGCATTGGGTACTGCAAGCTGCTGCGCGGCGTAAAGCTCACACATGAGACTTGCCCACGACTCAAACGTATGAAATCGTGGGTCGTAAATAAGCGCGGGGTTAAGGGCCATAAGGTCTTGTGTCTCCAACGTCTGCGTGCAATAAGGTCTTGCCTAATTGGTAGTCGCCGCCCGCAATGTCAGAGACGAAACGCAGGCGTATCTCGCGGCGCTGCTCACGCAGGTCAATCTTACCCGTGTTTTTATCAAACAAATAGGGAACGCTTTCAACGTCCTGCCCTTGCGCAAAGGGTCGGCCAGTAACAACCAAACTCATCTCGCCCTCCATCAAAAAGTCAGGCTCGACCCGCTCAAGACGGCTCCACTTGTTTATTCCGACCGGCTCGGTTTGGGACGGGCCACCATCAACCCAGCCAAGGTTGCTAGTCTCAAAGAAGCTCTCAACAGCAAGCACAGCCTGACCGTTGACGCTATCCACGCCAACCTCGTGTTGGAATATTTGAATGAGGTCGGGTTGGGTGGAGAAGGTCAGGGTAGTGGTTGCGGAAGCAGTAGCCGCCGCAGACAACAAAATTGCTTGCTGGTAAATGGTCTGCACCTTGATGGAAAAGCCCGAGCCAGTCCCACCAATCGAAGCCGCAGCAGCGCTCAATACGTTGTCAATTGCATAGGCAGCGCCACGGGCGGTGATGGTCACCGATGTGACTGCCCCACCAGACACTACCACGGTAGCCTCTGCGCCCACTCCAGAGCCTCCAGTGAGGTCAACATTGGTGTAGGTGCCGTTGGTGTACGCAGACCCGCCCACGAGCGTGTACAGAGCTTTGATGTTGCTGGATGTTACGCCGTTGACCAGCGTCCCTAAAACAATTCCCGCGCCAGACACCAGTTGTTCAAGAGTAATGTTGCCGTCATAAGTGTCTGTGTACACCTGCGTGCTGCCCGAGGTGACCAAGAAAGACCCGGTTGTCACTGCCGCCTCAACGGTTGCATCCCATGACGCCTCCACTGGAAAAGCAAAAACTTGGGAGAAGTATCCCGCAGAGCGCCGCACGCCTTCCGCTTCCCCGGCGTCGTACCAAGTGTTTTCGCGCACGTTGTAAATTATTGCGTCGGTGCATTCAGTTGCATTACCTCGTGGGTAGAACCACCAGATCTCCCCAAAACGTGGCACCTTGCTTGCCCAGACCTTTTGGCGCTGGGCGTAATTCAGGTTGTCAAAGAAGTAGTTTTGGTTCATGGCGTTTGGAATTTCCTTGACTACGCCGTTGTACAGCAGGAAACGGTCAACCCCACACCAGTAATACACGCCGTCGTACTCAATGGCAGACTGGCTGGACAGAATTGAGGACTGGCTGCTAATGATGTCGTAGCGCCAGTACTGAGGGGGAGTGCCTTGTCCGCCAATGTAGGACACGCGGACTAGGCTGTCCAAGCTCCAGAACAGCCCAGAAGGCGCGTTTGATCCGCCCCTGACAGGTAGCCCTTGGACAATCTTGCCCGTGGCTACGTTGGTCTCGTTGGCGTCCGCAGAGACCCAATCTTGGGCGTTGCCAGCGGCGCAGTTCCTAATCAACCCGTCATTGCCGTACACAAAGACGTAAGGGTGTAAGGTAACCACCCCGCCCGACACTGAGACGTTGTTGCTGAAGGACAAAGTCACCGTACCGCTTGCGGTGGCTGGCAAGGACATGACTACGGTGGTGGTGGAGACGGATACTACAGTTGTGCCCGCTGTAATGCCTGTGCCAGAAATGGTTTGCCCTGCGCCAACAAGAGGATTCGCCGCAGCCAAAGTAATGGTGGCGTTGGCATTGACCGTGGTGGCAGAGGCGGTAAACACGCCAATCTGGCTCATAGTCGTGCCGTTGATGTTGCCAATTAACACGGGGGTGTTTACCGTGCTACTGATGCTGTTCAGGTTTTGGCATGGCGCGGCAAGAATAGCCTGCAAGCCAGAGCCAGAGACATCGTAGAAGCCATCAAACTGCCACAAGTTGTCGTCGCTGGCGGTGAAGTCACTAAGGGTAAAATCTTGGACACCAGAGCCAATACCGTTCTCGTCAATCGTCAGGACCTGCAATCCATTGCTGTCCCCGCTAAAAATGGATGTAAGGGCGTTCTGGGTGTTTACCCAGATGCCACGGGAGGGTCCGTTCAATTGGCTCGATATGACCCTGTAACCGCCCATTTTGCGCGGACGACCACGTTGAAACCGAACCCACTTTCCATCTGTGTAATAGTTTTTATCAAACACCGTTCCATCCCGCTGGATTCCAGAAAGGGTGTCGATGGTGAAGACTTTTTGGGTCATGTGAAGGTGCCGCCAGCAACGCCACCTGTGAAGTTGCCTGTGCCCACAATAGCCAAGCCAGTGGCGGAAAGTGTGGAGCGCAGCACACCAAGAATAGCCGTGTTGAACTCGCCTGAAGTTGCCCGATAAATACCAGTCGATGTCTCAGAAGCAAAATTCAAAGCTGGAGTTCCCACAGTTCCATCGTTCAGCGAAATGGTGCTTGCGCCAGCCAGCACCGTGTTTGCGTTCAATAGATTGACCGAGTCGCAGACCAAGGTGGACTGCTGCCCTGCGGGGACTATGGCCACGCTTCCACCCGTATTGGTGGTGAAGGTGATGGTGAAGTTGGACGCCGTTCCGTCCGTCTGGTTGGTGATGTAGTAAACCTGAATGGTCTGTGGCAGGATGACCGTCACATTGCCAGTCAAGGTGCCTGTGTACTTCTGAACCACGTTTGACGCTTCTGCCGATGTCAATGTGACGCTTCCCGTCACCACCGCTTTAGTCAACTGGGTAAAGTTGAACTGCTCTGCTTGGCCCAAGCCAACGGTAAAGAAAGCAAGTCCAGAGCAACAAATCATGCAGGAGTCGGCTGGTTGCAAAACAACAGAGGCAGATCCGTTGATGAGTCCAGAGGCAGGGGTCACCGTCAAGGTTCCCGTGCCTTGGTTGCGAACCAACATGAACCAGTCATTGCCAAGTGCAGTCGCTGCGGTGAGGCCAAGCACTGCCGCGCCGCCAGTCCAGACATAGGAAGATGCGCGGTCAGAGGCAAGTGCGGTATATGCAGAGGAGAACGTGGTGACTGGATGGGAAGTGTTCAGCGTGTTGCCGATTGCTTTCACTCCGTACCCAGCAAGGGCAGCGGCGTCCACGTTGGATGAGCCAACGCCAAACTGGATCAGACCCCAAGTGCCAGAGGTGGTGGTGTTGGTCGTGATGTAGATGTAGACAGCCGAGCTTGGGGCAACGGTGGCAATCGGGTTAACACCAAGATAGTCCTTGACTGTGAACGAGTACGCGCCGGTGTTGCGAATCAAGGCATCCTGACCAACCGATGTCTGGTTGGCTGGCGGCATCAACAACGAAAAAGCGCCCGTGACGGACGTCGAGGAAACGTCCATGATGCGTGCAGCAGCATCGTTGGTTGGACTGCCGTTGATGGGCCACAATAGCTGGTTGTTAGCCGTCAGCGAGATGGATCGGTACGAGACATCCGTGGGCTGGATGACTTGTCCCGTAAAGGGTGAAGTAAAAGTGGTCATGCATCCCTCGCAATTGCTTGGCGGTCAGCCATACGAATAACATTTTCGTTCTGCAAGACAGCAATAATTTTATCGTACTGCGCCTGCCACATTGGAATGCGCTCGTCGTTCTTCAGGAACGGCATTGCTTGTAGCAGTGAGCCGTACAGAAGAGCTTGCGGAGCGTACTCGGTAAACCAGTTGGACTGGTTGGAAGAATCAAGAGGCTGGTTGCGCTCGTAGTACAGCACCTCGTAGGTGTACCCAATTGCAGGCGTTGGGACTACCAGCCAGTGATCGTAGTCGTAGTCGCCAAAATATTTAGGAACGTCCGTCATGGTCTGGTCGGGCCAGTATTCACGCAGGTACTCGTAGGTGCGCAGGAGGACAGGCTGACGGACCCCAGCCACAGAGACGTTCATAGAGACCGTCTTACGCCAGCGGGCGGGCTTTGGGATGATGTTCTCGGCCTGTGTCATGGTGCTAGAAACCACGACCAAGTTACCCAAAAACTTAATTTCGGACGCAATTACTTGCTCCGCAAACATGATGAATTGCGGAATCTTGTCAAGAGTTTGCGTGTCGGTACGCTCCAGATAAGTCGTAATGTCATCGACCAAGCTGTCATACGTCATTACTGCGGCGACTGTCATTTTGTGGCACCCTTCCTTTTGGTTATTTTAAATGGCAAGTGCGCTCTAGGCAAACGGTCGAGTTCCAGCCTTGTCAATAATCAGCGCCTGCTTACGGGGGCGGGTGTCCTCACTGTTGGGGATGCTGATGTGAGTCCAACGGTCAAATTCGCGGATCACTTGATCGTAGCTAATGCCGCTGGCAATGACAGCCTTGACCACTTGGTCGGGGGTCATGCCGGGCACTCGGATGTCAGCGGCGCACCCAATGCGGTGCTGGCTGGTGTCCTTGCTGCCAACCGAGTCGTTAACTTTCTTGGAACGGAAGGCCGAATTGATCATGATTGGCTTGCCGCCCAGCACCACTTTGACTTGCTCGAGAAAATTAGCCAGTCGCTTGAGGTTTTCAAGTTCTGCATCGTTGGGACTGTTGTCCCAGCCGTTGCGCTCAGATGACTCAGAGGCTGTTAACTCGTCAAGAGTAAAGTGTGGCGTCAGGTTCATTTTGTTGCCTTAGAGAGAAGGTCAGTCTTGGCCTGTGACCCGGCAGAGCTACCGAAGTAGTAAGCGATGATGCCAGTCCAAGCCGTGCCCAAGCTGCCCAGCATCATCAGGATGGCAGGGTTGCTGCTGTCGATCTGGTTGAAGAACATCATTACCATGATGCTAAAGAAGCCAATGGTCACAGCGCCAGCCAAGATGGGTGGCATCATTGAGCGCGTGGTGGCCTGCATATCCCGTGCTGATTTGCGGTCCTCCACCTCAAGCTTCTCAAAGTTCAGACCAAGCTCCTGCGCCTGCTTTTGCAGCTCAATCTCGGCCAGCTTGACTTGAGCGATCTGTTCGGCTGACAGCTTGTTGTTAGAGATCAGGTCGCCAACCTTGTCAGGGTCAACGCCAATCGCTTTGCTGATGGCAGACACAGCCATACCAGCTAGTGGCCCCCCCATCGCCGTGGCAATGGTGGGTGCGATCTGTTTGAGCCAATCCATGATTACCCCTTTAGGTCAAAACTTAAATTAGGGTGGCGTGGGTACTGCACAACGCGCTCACCCTCTGGGCACTTGTATTTAATGGTCGCCAGCAAGGTTGCTTTGCCGGGTGCAATCTTTTCTTTTCGCACCATCGTCAACTGGTAGGTAAACGTGTCAATCTCTGGCCCTGCTGGGCCACTAAACTTGCTTGCGGTAGTGGTCGCCTCATGCACCATACCCGCTGCGTCACGAATGCTTGGGGTGAAACTCTCCACAGAGCAATCGTCGCGCTTCTTAATCCGCGCAACGGTGACATTGATGGGCTGCCCAGCTTCCGCCACGATTTTGAAGTTCTCGGGCGACCACTCAATGATTGCGCGGTCAAACCAGCCAAACTTGTCGGCAAGCGTGTAACTACCACCCAACGCGGCAACACTGGCAGCAACTGCGCCAATAGCCTTTGTAAGGTCAATCATTTATCAGCCTTGCTGTCCAGCTTGTCAAAAATCTGCTTCAGGATGGTCTTGACCTCTGCAATGTCTTCGCGGTAGTCACCCTTGATGACGTAGGTAGTCGGCATCGCGTTGACCTTGTCTTCAAGCTTCTGAATCTGCCGGGTCGTGTTGTTAAAAACGTAGGCAGCCAGAAACCCAGCAATAATCACTACGAGATTGAATAGATGCTGGTTTTCCATTTTCACCCAAACATGATAAAAAACTTGCCGCCACTGCCCGTTGCAGGAGCAGCAGAACTGAACAACCAGCCTAGCGATCCGTTGTTGGTTGAGTTTGCCCCGGCGTACCAAGTATCCTCTAGAGAATATGCACGAACACCCGTTATGGTCAGGTAGTCAGTTGTGGCGGTTGTGGCCTCACCAACGCCTGTGTAAATCAACGTGCAAGGGCTGGTTGCCGATGTACCTTGAACCGTCAGTACGTTACCAACAGTTCCTGATGCGGTGAAATCTCCTACTGTCTGGGTTGTTGTACCCATACTGATGTTGGTAGCTACACCGGCACTGTTGCTGATGTTGGCAAAAGTGTTGTTGCCTGAGATTGTCAACGTACCATTAATCCAATTGCCATATATATTAGCCGCGTTAGTAAGTGATAGCGTCATCGTGTTGCTAGTACGGGCAGACATATCAATCGTGCCGATGTTGTACGCAGCGTTAAGCGTTACCGTAGCACCTGAGTTAAGCCCTGTTGCCTCAAAAAGGCAGGTGTCTTGAGCAAGTGGGAAGTTGTTAATTGCTGGTGAGCCGCCGCTTGACGTAGCCCAGCCTATTGCGCCGCCCCAGTTTCCACCACCCGCTAAGTTCCAATACTTTGTAACCCCTGCGCCGAACGTAATGCCGCTGTTGCCTTTGCCGTCACCAAGCCGAGTACCACTTATGGGAGCCGCAGCGCCAGCAATTGTGATGTCTCGAAAGTCAGCATCAGTCCCAGAAAACGCAGCACAGGTCAGTGTGCGTGTTGTGCCGATGGTATTGGACTGCACAAAGTGACGCATGGTTGCGTCTGTGCCTGCCGAGAGCGTCAAAGTGCCGTTGATGGTTTGGTTGCCGCTAACGCTTATAGCAACAATGCCAACGGTTGTCCTACCCGTAATAGATAGATTATTAAAAGTGTTTACGCCAGTTAACGTAAAAGTGTTTAAAGCTGTGGAGGTAGTGCTAATGTTGTAGAAAGTCTGATTATTACCATCAAATGATAAAGCGGTAGTAGAAAGATTAACCTGAGATGTACCCGCAGTAAACGTCAAGTTTGCACGCGCATTTTCAGTTGTTCCAAATCTAAAATTGCCACTTGCTGTTATTGTTGAAGAACCAAGATTTATTGTGCGTGCGTTAGTAAGTTGTGAGTCAACTGATGCCAATGTTAGATTGTAAGAGGCGGAAGCAAACGAACCATTAGTTACAAACAATGTGCCTGATACGGTAAACGCATCTGCTAACGTCCACTCACAACCAACACCATTAATAGTGACTGCTGAATTAAGTGCAATACCGTTTGTTGTAATAGTTCTTCCCGTAGACGAACCAGAATAAGTAATATTTCCCGTAAATGACCGAGTCAACCCAGTAGCAGGCAGAGTAAAGTTGCCGTGGATTGCCAGTGGCGCAGTACCCGCCCATGTCACGTTGCCCGTTAAAGGGCCAGCAAAGGTAAGGGCGGCGCACCGAAGCTGTGTGGCTGTGCAAGTGACGGTGTAGGCTGTTGCATTGGATAGCGAGTCAAATATCACCGCATCGGCAGATGTAGGCACTGAAGCACCAGTAGCGCCGCCAGAAGACGTAGACCAGTTGGTTGTGGTTGCTGCATCCCATGTGCCCGTACCGCCAACCCAGTAGCGTGTTGTGGCGGCAGGAGCAGCGGTCAGGATAACGCCTGTTCCGGTTCCGGTACTGTTGGCTCCAGCGTAGAACTCGCCGGGGCTTGTGGCTATGAAGCCAATCGTCCCCATTGCAAGGTAGTCAACACTTGATACACGAGCGCCAGCGATGACGTTGCTTACCCCTGTGCCCGTCACCGTGACCACGTTGCCGACAGTACCAGTCACTGTCCAAGCGCCAAACGTCTGTGTGGTTGCTCCGAGGGCAATGGTGTGCGCTACGGT